TGTAATCTTGTCGAATGACGACTTACGGTTTGATTTTAATGTTGCAAAATCCATATGTTTTTCCTTGTATGCGAATGTATAACAGTTTATTCACAGTATTCATAATATAACAAGTATATCCTACCATAAAACTTCATGATAGTACATCTATTTATATAGCTGCCCGACGAGTTCGACATAATCTTCTACATCAAACTTGACAAATGGCTGATACTTCAGCAGCTTATTCATAATCTTCGGCCATATAATAGTATCAGAAATATTTTCTTTCCAATACCAGAATACTTTACATGTAGCATTCAAAATGATCATGGTTTCTGGCATGATCTCTTTTCTATTATACATGTTGAGTACTTTGGGGTAATCACCGTTCTTTACTACTAAAGCTTCGTCAAGGCTATCGAACTGTGACATGTCCTGCTGAAAGAGATATTTCAGGGACTGATGACGTTTCTTGGTTGCTTTGTATCTATCAATGCATTCTTGGTCAAGGAGTTGTCCTACCCAAGCATCTGAATTTTCTATCAGATTACTGGCTAGGTACAACTCAAGATCATCTTTCTTTGATAGACGATGAAAAAAGAAACGATCTTGCCTCAAATCAAACTTATCTTTCTTTGCATTCGTCTTCCCATTATACTTAAAGTAGTCATAGGATTCAGAATCGAAATGTAATTTGAGGGCAAGATATTTCTGATAAGCCTCAAATGGTTCCATTATATAGGTAGTCTTGCCGTCTTTTGTAAAAAGTTTAAGTCTTCAGCTTCTTCTTGTATCTTTGCTTTAAGCACTAAATTCTTTCGAATATATTGCGCTACAGCTTCGATCTCAATTTCGTTTCTTTCACAATAGTGCAATATGGCATCCATATAATCGATAGAATCTTTTTCTCTCAATAATTCTATTTCAAATAAAAAAGATTGGGCACCGAATTCCTTCGGTGCATCGTCGATTACTTTTGACATATTACTTTGCTTTTTTGGCTTGCTTTTGAAATTCTGCAACCATTTTATCTTTCGTCGTACGACGATCAAGTTGAATGCCGACTTCAGCAGCTAATTCATCGATTTTAGCTTTTGTCATCTTCATCAATTCTGTTTTAGAAGGAAGATCCGCGATAGTAGCTTGTAACTTTTCTTTCGCATCTTCGACTTCTTCAACGACTTCTTCTACTGCGGTTGTAACCTTTTCGTGTGCTTCGTCCATATCCTCTTGGAAATCATCGAGCTTATTGCTGATTTTAGGCCAAAAGAAAAATGAAAGAGCCGCTAAGACTACTAAAGCGCCTAACCATACTAATTCCATAACGATTCCTCCTCTGTATGGAATATTATTTATATTACTAAAAAAGAGGCCGACCACGTCTCCCCGTGGCCGCGAGCCTCAAACTGTTACGCTGCTTGAGCGTATTCAATTGCCATACCTAAAGCGTTGATGTTCGTGTTCTTATTATGACCAAACCAAGCTGACTGCAGTCTAGTATCTTGACTGTTGCCGAGAGTGTGGTTAGTCATATAAGTCACTGCGTTGTAAGCATTCCACCATGTACCTTCGGCAAGTGATGCACCAGGTTGAGTGTTGATGATTTCCATTGCAGTGCGCGCATTGCGCGAACCAGCTTTCTTACCTTCTTGAAATGACTTCATTAGCTCGTCAAAGTCCACTGTACCAGCACGATTGGTGGTAACAGGGAAAACTTGGTTGAAGTACTCGAACAAGTCAGCTTGCTTGTAGTACTTCTTCGAAAGGAAATCAGCCATTTCGTGGTAAGTTTCCATCTTCTTAGATGCCTCGTCGAGGGCAAGGCGGACACGCTCTGCGTCAAACTCTGACTTGTGGTTCAGAGAAATACCGAGCGATGCTTTGCCTTCGAGAGACATTGACAGGGTGTTATTGCAAACAACCCGAATGGGTGTGAATCGAACATCGACACCGCGACCGTAATTATGTGGATTAGACAGCAAGAGATAGGAGTCTACCTGATCCTTACCACCAAAGAGAGAAAAAGATTCGTTAATCTTAGCGAGTCCCCAAACAATCTGGCCATCTTTCAACGATCCAGCAGTGTGCATCGTCATGCCGCCAGCCTTAACATACTCGTCAAAGAACTCGAATGCATCAGCATTTTGGACTGGGATCCACTGATCTCCTACAACATCGAGCACTTTGTTATCGGACGAACGAACCAAAGCTTTTTTGCCGTTGATAGTGATCTCTTCACCATCGACAAGTGTAGTAATAGGATGACGCTCTACTGACCAATCGAGACCAGCAACCTTCATCATCTCTTGAGGCGTCAAATCGTCAGCTACTTTAACACCAAGACCGTGCCAAGGAACTTCACCTGCGTACGCCATTGTTTCAACCATATGTGCCATAATATATGCCCTCCTACAGGCTAATTAAGGTGAATGCAGTGGGGTCCATATTCTGTTTAGCTATTTGGGCGGTTTCGGGGTGCCACCCCTCCACTGCATTCGTCCGCCAATTCAATTTACAAGTACCATTCTACCAAAAAAAATTAGTATTGTACATAGTTTTTGTGAAATAAATTAAAAATATTTCCTGACTTAAGTTCTACAAACTTCCGTCTAGACTTATCAAAAAATTTAGGCTTTTTAAAGAACTCCCATTCTGTTGTACCAGACCTACAAAAGCCAACACACTTGCCCGCATTATTTACTGCATAAGTGTGGTTCTTGACATCGTACTCGACTTCTGGCCAATCAGTAATTTCTTTGAAGATTCTCATAGCTCTGTTGGATACTCTGGTGGTATTTGCTTTAATATAAGATTGAGAAGTCTAGCTTCAAATTCATTCCACGCATTGGTGTCGACTGCGTCCGGACGATACTTTGCTCTCCGCATCAGAGGAAATACACCATTGCTGTCTTTATCATACGCAAAGTAATGGTCCATAAAATTACCAAACTCGCGAGCTGCTAACTCTCTCTTACTCATGCCCGCAAACCCTCGAGAATGTCCTGTAAACCTTCAGTCGTCTGAAGATTCTGCATGAATTGACGCTTGAGTCGTGTACGCGCAGCATTGACAGCAGGATCTTGACGATTGTCTACTGATGAGAAAGAGGTAGACTCTTGACTCGTCAGCTGATCGTAGATATTGACGATCGTCTTGGCATGCTTGTGAGCAACCCATACATTACGACCATTGTCAGTACGAACCCAATGAAGTGGCTTCGGATTGCCGATAGAGTCGACGATCTTACGAAGCTGAATAATCATTTGTGGTTGCTTGAAGTCAGGATCAAACGCTTCGACTTCTTCAACTGCAAACGGATCGTTCTTTCGCTTTCTACCCATATTTACGCTGCCTCCTGTGCGTATGTGTCCAACCAAGCGCGAAGCTCAGAGAATTTAATAACATCACCGTTTACCATTTCGAAGGCAACACCGTGATGTACTTCCTCGCCATTGTCCAACACGTCGTACGCGGTGAACTCTTTAGCGATTTCAGCACGCCAACCAGACATCGGCCGGTTTTCAGTCGTGCGGTTAAAAGAGATACGATCTTCCTTGATCGTACCATAGTAAGGTGCGTCCCAATCAGCACAGTGATTAGAAACACGGAAGTCGATATCATCGACAACAGTCTCACCAACGGAGTACTCTTCGAAGTACTCTGACTTGCTAGTGCAAGCTGCCTCAACACGAGCCCACCACTGAGGGTCCATGTTCTCCTCGATGGTGCAGTTGAAAATGTAGGTGTTTCCACCCTTCGGCTTCCAGTACTGCGGGCACTCGCCCTTACCGTCCCAATCGTGGGCGCCGTAGTTTTCCATGTGTTGAGTCTGAATGATCGCTTTCATAAGTATATCTCCATTTGACAAGAGCCATTATACCCTGCTGAGATGGGGTTGTACATCTCTAAGTCTATGATTTGGTTGGACTTTTTGGGTGCTTGCATGTTATTGATTTGATTAGAGATTTTTTTAGATTATTTTTGTTAATTATTTACATAATCTATAATAAAATGATCTAAGTCGATTAGGTTATTAAAAATCAATTGGATATACGGATTCCCGCCGGCGGGTCCATAATGGATGATTGAGCGATAATGTGCATTGTATTTGGTACAGAGATCAGAGAGCTCACCGAGAGTGCAGTCATGAGCGCAGTCGAGTTCGTAAGTATACATAGTATCTCCTTTCGGGGTCTGCCATTCTACCACAGGGAAGCAGCCCGTTACATGCCTTGCTTAGACTTTTAAGTTATTAGCTTATAACCATGTCGTATAAGCCGTGAGGTGCATATTTCATATAAATAAAACGTGATTTGATCTCATTCTCACCATGTTTTTTTTATAAAAAACTAACTAAGGATAAAACATGGTTGAGATAGCCGCGGCGCTGTCTATGGCTAGTTCGGCCTATGGCGCTATAAAACAAGCAATAGAAACTGGTAGAGAAGCACAAGACGTTGTTCAAGTTTTTTCTCGGTTTTTTGATGCAAAAGAAGAATTAGCTGAAGCAAATGTCAGAGCCGAAACTTCATCATTCATAGGCAAAATATTTAGTGGCAGTAGTGTAGAAGCACAGGCTCTTGAAGCGACCGCTGCTCGATATAAAATGATGGCAATGGAAAAGGAATTGAGAGAATTTCTGATCTACACTGGCCAATCAAATTTTTATGAAGATATGATGAAAGAGCGTAGAGAAATTAGATTACGCAGAGCACAAGCAGCGAAAGCAGCTGCAGAAAGAAAAGCTTTTTGGATAGACGTACTTGCTATAGGTATAGGTATGGCGGTCTCTATCGCTATCATTATAGGATTTATTAAAATTATTTCATGAATACCGTATCAATACAGCCGACATCTAATTGTCAATTTGTTTACACTGTATATGACAAAAATGATAGAGTGTTAGTAATTACTACGTTTAGACATATCGCAGAGTTGTATTTAAGAAAAGGGCGGTCCGATATACCAACCAACTAGTGATTTTCGTTTACCTCTCTTGACTGGTGTTACACGATGCCACAACGAAGATTGAAATACTATTAAACTACCCTTATTAATACCATGCATTTCTTCTAAAACAAAATGACGCTTCCATGGTGTGTCAGGACCATATCTCCAAGTCAGATCTAACTCAAAGTTTCCACCCTCATAATCCTTGTCTCTTTCATTCAGCAGTAATGTAAAACTCAGTTTTCTAATATTGCCTGCCCATGGACCCTCTAAATACGGGTCATCGAATGTATCGCGATGCCAATCGTAGTACTGACCTTTAGTATATGATGTATACTGATAAGCTTGTCTATCAGTAATATTCCAATGAGTTAACTCCATCGTTTTAGCCATATCGAGAACACATTTATCAATTGTTTCATATATCTTATCGAGATCTGGATCTCTATTATCACTATCATTCTCAAGCCATGATATTGTAGAATTTCTAATGTGCCGCATGTAAGATGTTTTGCCACCTTGTGTAACAGCTTTCGTCCTTTTCTTTTTTTCTCCCGTGCGTATAATCAAATCAATCATATCATCATCGATTACATTATTCACTATCGCATATTGATTTTTATGGGGCATCAGAAGTCCTTTAGCTTGCCTTTATGATATAGATCAAAGAATTTACGTGTCATTGGTTGCCAATCTTCGAGAGGTTCATTGAATACGATGGCACCTTCGCCGCCACCAACAGCCATTAGAATTACGATGCGGTCAATATCCATATCATAATGTTCTTTGACCATTGTAGCATACGCAGCACCTTGCATAAAGTACGAGTGAATCTCGTCTTTAGATTTCCAGCGCTTAGATGTTTTAAAGTCTAGAACTGTATTCTTACCAGCATAACGACAGATTAGATCGGACGTACCAGCAGTCTTGAGTTCGTCGGAATACATTTGTAATTCGACACCATAGATCTCGTCAACGTGTTCGTCCAGATAAGGTTGGATAGTTCTGAAGGTGTTTAGCGCGATCGGATTCACGTCTTCTTTCATCTGCCCAAGAATATAGTCCTCGGCAACCTGGTGCACTGCAGTACCTGCGCGAGATGCCTGTGTTGAGATCTTGTTGGCAGTTTCCGCGCCCACACGTTTTCGCCATTCCCATATCTTCTTCCTCGATAATGCGCCAAGGGCTGACGTTACTGATGGATACTTTTCTCCATTTTCAGTAACGTACAGCCTCTTGCCGTCCTCGTTGATTCGTTTTAGGGATTTCGGTTCAAATAATTTAAGCGCAAAGCCCGAGTTCTTCTCTTGCAATGATATACTCCTTCACCAGACATGAACGTACAATATCGTTCGAATGGAATTCAATGTGTTCGAATCCATTCAGTCTGTCTATAATTTTCATAAAGTCTAATAGACCTTGTCTCTCTTGTTGTTTAGTCAAATCACTTTGGCGGAAGTCGCCGCAAAAGATGAGTCGTGCGTTATCGCCGATTCGTGTAATAAGCGAATCTAGTTCATGAAAATTCATGTTGTTTACTTCGTCTACTATGACAATAGTATTATCCATTGTACAGCCTCTGACGAAAGAAGTACACATAAATTTTACGAGGTCTTTCTCTTTTAGGATATCGTATGCGTCACCACGTCGAAACAACTCGTTACAAATTGCTCGATAAGGTTCTTCATATACTGATAGCTTTTCGTCTTCATTACCCGGAAGGAAGCCGATATCTCTAGTTGGTACCGCGGAACGTACAACTGTAATGTCATAGTACTCGCAGTCGGGGTTATTGAAAAGTTCTGACAGTGCCAAATAAAAAGAAATAAATGTTTTACCTGTACCTGCCATTCCATGAAGTAGTAAGTGGTCTCCTGAGTCGAATGCATCAAACGTCAGTTGTTGTGCAAAAGTTTTCGGAAAGATTGGCTGAAGCTTCATGCCTCTCTGTGGTACGTGTTCGTTCGAGTCTAAGATACCGTTTTTTCT